ATCAATGTAAACAGGTTTCATTTCATCTGCTTTTTCTTCCTGGATGTTGTTTCTTACACTCTTTGAAAACATAGTTGAAAGGGTTTCATTATAGGATCCAGTCATGATCTTTTCAGTTTTCTTCTTTCCAAGTACCCATTCAACGAATAATCCAGCTGTTCTTGACTTCCCATGTCTTGGTGGTTCATTAACAACTAAGACTTCAGCTTCAGGATCTTCATAAAAACCTTGAAGTTCATTGCATAGATCCACCAGGAAGGTTCTATCAGGTTTATAAAAATCAGGTGCTTTAAGATTGCAATAAAAAAAGAACTCACGTCTTGCAAGTTCTATCTTGGCATGAAGCTTGATCAGATCCTTATTCATCTTCATCATAGATCAACTTCTTCAATTCTTCAGTTGTCAATCCTTCCATTGGATTATTCACCTGACCTGATATTTCAACCTTATCCTTGAACATTCCAAGATGCCTTCCAAGAAGTTCAAGTGACTTGTCCTTTGGATATAATTCAATTTCAATTCCATGCCTTCCTTGTTTGATGCTTTTGATTGGTGCTGACTGATGCTTCTTCAGATCCACTGTATCATTCAAGACAACAATCTGATCATACCTATCAGGCACTTCCTTTGTTTCATATTCACCAAGATCTTCATTCCAAACTGTTTGTGTCCTTGGTATGGTGATTATATTGGCATAATCTGTCACATCAGCAAAAGCAATCCTTCCAAGTTCCTTCAAAACATCCTTTGCTTCAACAATACATTCATCTTCAGCTTCTTTAATCAGCCTTGCTTTGATTTCTTCATACCTTGGTAAAACCTTGGTATGCTTCAAAAGCTTACTTGCATTTTGATCAACTGCATCATCCTTCCAATTCACACTTCTTGGATATGCAATCCTGTATGCTTCCCTTTGGGATTTACCTTTGATCAGTTCCTGGACAAACTTTTCTTGCTTATCCGTCAGTTTTGCCATTTCATCACCACCTTCCATAAGAGAAGGGTATATTCCATAAGGTAGGAAGAAGAACCCTGGAATATACCCTTCAAAGTAAAAAAAGAACCCCTGGATGAACCAAAGATTCTTTCAATTTAATTTTTAATATAGTATCTCTGATACTATATTAACATTACATGTTATAAGGTGTAAAGGGCATCAATAGGACATCATCAATAATATATTAACGTTTTGTGATCTTCACACCAGTTTCTTCAAAGATCGTTTGATGAAGATCTTCAAGTGTCAGATAGTCCTTATTGAATGAATCATATACTTCAAGCATCCGATCCATTAACCTTTCAAGTCTTACTTTACCAAAACCATATTCATCACGCAAGGCAATCAGTGGAATCCCTAACATCAAAATGAAACTTGTGTCAATGGCTTTGCACAGTGCATCCTTCTTGATCTGTTCAATCTCACTTGCTTTGATGTTGATTACTGGTTCCTTTTCCTTGATCCCCTTAGCACGTCTTTCTTTTCTGTTCACATTATCAACCCCTTAACTAAATATCTGATAAATGAATTCATCTGAAAACAATCTGATCTGCAGCTTATTGATCAGCCTGTTCTTGTTTCTACTAATCGTCTTAACATCACAATCAAAGAAGCCTGCAATATCTTCCCTGGTTTTTCCTTCAAAATACTTCATGGGTATGATCTCATAATATGAATCATCCTTCAGGGAATCAAGTGCAGCATCAATGACATTGATGAACTTACATGTGACCCGGATGCTTTGTTCAATAGCATAGATCATTTCTTCAGCCTTTTCAGCATCTGATTTCACATAAGTAACATGTTCACCTGAAAAACTGGTGATGCTTGCTGATTTCTTTGGAACCCCTTCTTCCTGGATCGTTTCAATCTGCTTATACTTATCTTCAACTGCTTCTTTAAAATCATTATAGTTATACAGAAGGGTTTCAGTCTTTTGATATGGTGTTTGTTTTCTATCTTTCAACAATCCGTTGTTCTTTAATTCTGACACAACTGCCTGTGCTGTCTTTTCTATGATTTCATTTACATTACTCACATTATCAGTCCTTTCATCTAAAAATTACACACAAGTTCAAGTATGGTTCACCTTTGGTTCAAGGTTCAAGTTAAATTTATCTATCTTGAACCCCTTCAAAGTCAGTAATATCAACGTTTTTCATCAGTTTTGGGTTCAAGGTTCACCTTTTTCCCCTTATACTCTTTATTTTTATATATTATATATAATAAGAATTAATAGTAATTATATATAATAATAAGTACCTATAAAAGAAGTTAGAAGTATCTTGAACTTCTTGAACCCATACCCTTCAAACCCTTTATATATAAGGCTTTGAAACGGTTCAAGATAGACATTAAAAAGGTGAACCCATCTTGAACTTTTAAGGCTTTTCTTGAACCTTTCCACCACTACTGCTGTTATTAATAAAGTTATTAAGAATTAATTTACATTGAAGAATTTCAACTTCACAATCTTCTTTCTGTTCGCAACTATGACAATAAAGATCTGACAACCAGTCAACAATCCAATCAGGGGAATATTCACTTTCATGGTTTTCACTGCAAAATGTTGAAATTATATTTTCACAATGATCATGTAAACATCTATCAAAGAAATCACCTTCATACTTCCCACTCTGTCTATGATAGTTTTCACCTATTGAAATCTTCTGACAGCATAATTCACACTTATGAACTTTCCTTGCCTTGTGAATCTTATCTGTAAAAAATTCCATCATTATTTACACCCCTTCCACTTGACTTGCTATCATGTCAGCTTGATGTGTCCAAAGTACATTTGGAAACTTCCTGACTGCTGCACTGTAATATTTCCAGTTGTCCTTGTTATCAAATGCACCCATGTGCCATCTAATGCAAAGAACTTCTTCTTCAGTAAGTTTCATGTGACTTGCCAGGTACATCACCGACTTGTCACCATGACCAGGGATCAGGAAGTCATCATTGTATTCAATCTTGATGGTTCTTCCCTGGATCTCACCACCAAACATTTCCCTTCCTGGATCATCCACAACCAACCTGTACTGATCAATCTTGCAAAGATCATGGAACATTCCAACCACCACTGGTGATCTTGGATGCTGCCACTTCAATCTGTTTGCTTTGGTCAGATCCTTCAGTGCTGCTGCCACTGCATAACTATGATCAAACAATCCACCTTCTTCAGCACCATGATGACCTTTGGATGCAGGTACTTTGAAGAAACCATTTTCAATCAAGTAAGTTCTAAATTCATCAGGGATGTATTTCCCCATTATTTCATCAAATTGATTTAATCTGTTCATCATTGATCACCTGAATTCCTTTCCTGTTTTCTTATCCCTGATCTGAATCCTTCCAATCAATTCAAAGTCTGTCAGATCAATAAGCTTCTTAATGATTTTCACTACCTTGTGAACTCTGTCATTCAGTTCCTTTTCTTCCTTGGTTATATGTTCAACTGCTTCATAAGCTGTTGGATCCTTACACCCACTTGCATTGAACATTGGATTTCTACCAGCCATCAATCCACATCCTTTCTGTTGATTGACTTATCAGGATCAAACCCTTCAGGGTATCTTTTTCTTAACTTATCAACGTTCAACTGCATCACTGTTTCAAGATCCACACCCAATCCTTCAGCTGTGATTGCTATATACCAGCAAACATCCCCAAGTTCTTTGATGATCTTCTGCTTGTCCAGGTCATGACCTTGGAACTTCCACTTCTTGACTACATCAGCAACTTCACCTGATTCACCACATAAACCCAAAGCACCATTCAAGATCAGATCTTCAGGTTCCATGCTGCTTGCTGTTCTAAGTGCCAGCTTTTGATATTCATTTACTTTCATAATTGTTTACCTTCCTTCTTTATTAATTCAAATATACAAGCTTACCAGTTCCAGGTTCATATTCATCACCGTCAACCACATCCACTTTTCTAAGCTTAAAGAAAATATCGGTTGTTGAATAAAAAACAACTTCACATTCATCATCCACATCCAGTTTTTCTAAAGCTTCAATAAGTTCCCTTTTGGTCATTCTCTTTTACCTTCCTTTCCACCAGTTCCATGATGCAGTAGTTTGCAAGATCCATCAGTGTGTCATCAATGGATTCATCTTTTACTTTCTGATCTGCACCCTGCATCAGCGTTTTCAGTCTTGAATATTTATCATAGATCCTGACCAGGATTGCATTTGGAAGTTCATTTCTAAGCTTTGCAAATGAATCACCATAGTCATGATTTTTCCGTTCATAGATGTCATTCAGCGTTTCACATATTCCTGAATGAAGTTCAACCTTCCCTAATTTGATCAGTTTGATTTCACCTTCAGCTTCATTGACAAGGATTACTTTCTGCTTCTTCATGCAGGCAATACAAACTTGCCTGCCTTCAGGAACATATTCACCACAACAAACACATTTATCTTCCATCCGTTTCACCCTTTCTTAAACATATATTTTGTTTTCATCATCTAATAACTGACAAAGTATTTCTTCAGCTACATCTACTACAATTGAATTCCCAGCTTGTTTATATAACTGTGTGTTGGAAATTTTATTCTCCATAAGGATGTCACAATCTTCATCATCAAACCCCATTAATCTAAAACATTCTTTTGGTGTCAACTTTCTGATCCTATAGTTCACCACAACAGCCTGTTGTGGTGAAGTTGTAAGAGTTTGAGCAACACCCTTTCCAACCCAGCCACGTCTTGTTTTAGAGTTTGGTTGTTCTAAATTAATTGAATCACCTTCATAGGCTTCCTTATAACCTTTCTTAGTAGCTTCTTTAACTATTACCATTGGTTGACGATTTCCACCTTGCATAGTCATAAGGGTTGGGGAAATTGCTTCTTTATCCCATACATTTCCAGCATATCCAGTGCCAAATTTATCACCATAAATGTTTCCAAGTCTTACTGGTTCTTTAACTAAAACTGCTGTTTTAATTGTATTATCCAATCCTTTGTAATCCCTTGCCATTAAAGTTCTTGCAACATCAGCTACACCTTCAAACTGTTCACCTTTTCTTGATACGTCTATTCCACCAGCTTCTATCTTCCCTTTTAACGTGGTCATGAATAATTGTTGTTTTTCATCACTTAGAAAATACTTTTCATCAACTTCATCTTCCAATACATCTTTTAATCTTAATTCAAGTTCATAAGGTTCAGGAAATTCAAATATACCTGTGTCAAGGTCTTTTCTGATCGATACTATGAACACCCTTTCCCTGTTCTGTGGAATCCCATAATCTTTTGCATTCAACACCTTCCAATAATTGTTGTAACCTGCATCTTCTAATGACTGAAGTACAATTTCAAATTCATCTTTGAATCTTTTACCAACCAAATTCTTCACATTTTCTGCAATAGCAATCTTTGGTTGTGTGTGTGTGATGATTCTTAAAGCATCAAAGAATAATCCACTTCTTGTCTTTGTGCCATCTTCATCAGTGAAACCTTTTAAGTTTCCAGCAACTGAAATGTCTTGGCATGGGAATCCATATGTGATTAAATCAACTGGACTGTCAATGGAAGTTTCATCAATAAGTGTTATATCCCCAAGGTTCATTTCTTCAGATATATTATGGATTAGTGAATATGCTTTACTTGCATACTTATCAAATTCACTGTAACCGATTAAATTAATGTCAATGTTTAGATTGATAAGTGCTTTTTCAAAAGCACCTATACCACTAAACAAACTTAACAAATTTATCATAACCTAAACTTCACCTTCCTTATAGTTTAATTTCATAAACTTTGTTAGTAAAAAAATTTATTCTTCACCAACAAAGATCCGTCTTTTTCTTCCATCCACTTTCTTATCAATGATTTCAAATCCAAAGTATTTCTTCACTTCCTTTGAAAATGCAATCTTGGAAACTGGATGATAGTTGTTTTCTGAACAATAGACAGAATATCTTTTATAGACTTCATTTGTTGGTTCATTCTCAATTTCATCAAGTTCCGTTTCCCTGAAGAACCCAATGATTGGATTGTTTTCTTCTTCATAATCTTCAAGTTCTCTTTGAACGTGTTCTGAAACCGTGAAGTTCCTTGTTTCAAGAACCCTTTTCAGTGCTTCAACACCCAAATTAATCAAGTACCCAATAGCTTCTTGGTTCTTCAGCTTGTCACCGATAAATGGAACATAATCAGGATCAGTGCTGCTGAACTTAGCGTTGAAGGGAACAATGATCAACCTTCTTAATATGGCACTTGAATCTTTTCCTTTACCGATCCTTGGGATGTTGTTGGCACTAAACAGAAGCTTCACATAAGGTTCAAATTCAAACTTTGGTTGTCCTTTCTGTTCTGCATCTATGGTTTCACCAGTGACAATCTTCTTGAAGTCAGCTGAATCAGTGATGAATTCTTCTGATATGTCATCACCTATGTTTGCCAGCTTCCCATACATCATCACTGTGCTGAACCTGTCATTCAACTTCTTCAGATCCAGGGATGACACATTCCTTTTCCCAAGCATGTTCTTCAGCATGTTCAGGAATGTTGACTTACCATTGGATCCTGATCCAGTAAGGATGAAAGCCTTTCCAAGTTCATTTCTTCTGAAAAGACAATATCCCACCATTTCTTCAAGCAGCATCCTGATCTTTTCATCCTTGCAAGCAATCTTGTCCAAGGTCTGATCAGTCAGTTCATGATAAGCATTTGGATCATAATCCCAATCAATCTTATTGGTGATGATGTGGTCACTGGTGAATGGAACAAATTCATCTGTGTATAGGTTCAAAAGTCCATTCCTGAAAGCAATCCACTTGGCATCTGTTGTTGGTGTGTTATCCCTGATCATGATTTCCAAGTATGACAGAACTTCATTTCTCTTTGCCCTGTTCAGGTGTGGAATATGCTTGATCATTTCAGCTTCAATTTCTGAATAACCACTGATATAAATCCCATCCCTGTAAAGGTGCAGCTGGTTGTTGATCCGTTTGATGTGGTTGTTGTTCTTGATATAGGTTGCAAACTTATCAAACAGGAAGGTGTTACCCTTGAAGAAGATTGGCTTCTTGAAAGCATCATCCCTAAGTACAACTTCAAGTTCCGATTCCTTCAGTGGAACCTTCAGCACATATTCATTGATGATCTTGATTGTTTCCCTTGCTTCTTCCACTGTGAAATCAGATGATTGAAGGGTTAGAATGTAATTGAATAAAGCCTGGTTTCTTCCATCACCTGGTTCCATTTCAAAGAAATCAACATTTGTATTGACTGGAAACATCCATTTTGGAAGTTCCTGATATTCAACACCTGGTTCAACATCCCATTCAATGAATCGTTCTTTATCATTAAACTTCAGAACTGAATAGGAATTTCTGCTTCCAATCTTGATGTCAGCATTGATCCCACATGCAAGGTTCTTGTGGGTTCCATTCTTATCAATTCCACTGTTCTTGAATAGGAAGTGCTTTCCCCTGGTGGTTTGATACACTCTGCAGTCAAGCTGTTTTGCTTCCACAATGTCCATCATCAGTTCAGCTTGTTCCTGATCATCAACATCAATCAAAATTGTTTCATCATTTAGGATGCCAGCATATTCAGAAAGATCCTTGACTTCTTCCAAGGTTTTGAAGTCAGTTCTTCCTTTGAATTTCTCTGCTGCTTTTTTATTTTTCGTTTCAATATATCCTTTGAACAGCTGCATCTAAACCATCACCCCAAAATCCTTGAATAATTCAAGCTGTGAACTGATCCCAAAGTCATCAAGTCTTTTGATTGCCAGCTTGATATACCAGTCCTTGTCAAGCTTCCTTGGTATCTTCATGTCACTTAAATTACCATTCATGATGAAACATCTATCAGGTGTGTTTGCAAATTTTTCTTCAGAAGCGTAAGATCTGCCAGTTTTTCTGTTCACTTTTTCTTTAACCTTCAGAATCTTCCCATCCTTTGGATCCTTGGAAGCAAACACCCTAAACACTTTATCTGTTTTCCGTTCATTGTTGTGCTTTACATACTTATATTTGCTTGAAAGCTTCACAACCTTTTGAAATTGAACTATATCTTCACAATTATTGATTGTTTCTTCAACTGGAACCTTATTGACCATGTAATTCACCAAAGCTTCATTGATGATTGGAAGGTCATTGTCCAAATCGTTATTTTCTTTCACATAACCACCTTTTCTTTCAATATCACCATTCATTTCAATGAAAAGGTAGTTGTTCACATCTTTCTGATAGATTTCTTTGATGTAATCAAACCCCAATCCCATCCTGCAGCGTGTTTCCCACTCATAGCAGATGTCATCCACCTGTTCAAAGGCTTCATCTGTATCAGGGATCTTGATGATCAATCCATCAGTGTTTGATTGAATTAGTTCAAACCCTTCAATGACTTCCAGGTGTTCAATCAGATCCAAAAGAAGCAGCTGACCATTCACACAAACTTCATTTGCCCTTCTTGGATCAAAAGCCAGTGAAAACTTGTCCTTACTGATCCCATAGGTTCCATTCAGGATGATCTTATAAGGTGCTTCCAATGGGTTCTTTTCTTTCTTGTATTCCAATCGTTTATCCCTAATCTTTCTATAATCATCAGGGTTTCTCACTGCCCTGGAAAGAAGTCCATATTCAATCATTATGGCTGGATAAAATGAATTCACATCCACATGAAGGATTTGTCCAGTACCATGATACTTTTCAACTGCACCATGCAACCCACCCCAACCAAATGTATGTGGCACACCAGCAACTTCTGTTTCAAATCGTTTGGTGTAATCCTTGTTTTCAGGTTGCTGATACCAATCTATAACATGCTTGTATTTCTTGATCTTCAACGTGTCAATGATGCTTATATTCCATTCATCATTGTAGTTCACCCTATTGCAACCAAGGATAATGGCTGCCAGCTGTGCTTGTGTCTTACCAATATAATTCAGTGGCAATTCAAAGGTCTTGATCAATGACATATGGGAATCAAATTCCCTTTTGCGCTTCAGGAATACTTCCATAGTTGCTTCAACGTCAGCAGTACAATAATCAATCAATTCCTGGATCTGATCATCATTAAGTGGATCAGGATAATCAAATGGGATGGTTGTTTCTTTGATACTCACACCCATGAATGCTTCCAGGGTTTTTAAACTGACTGGTGGATTTGGCATAACATCAAAGATATTAATTGGTATCTTATTCAGTGTTGATGAAAACCTATATGGTGACTTGTTTTGTGCAATGATATGATCATTCATCTTCTTTGGATTGAATCCACCAAGTATTGCCTTAAAGATCCATTGATCATAGCCACGAATATTGAAACCAACGAATATTTCATCCTTGGCTTTCTTATAGTAATCTTCCAGTTCACCTGGATCATCAACAATGACTTTCTTGGTTTTAGATACTGGATTGATGATGACACATAACCAATTATGCTTCATCACTTCAAAGTCAATAAAATGCAACATACTTTTTCACCCACCTTT